CGTACTCGAAAGTAACTTCTTCCACTGTCTTACCATACTGAGCTAGAAGTTCTTCAAATCTATTCACTTCTCCAGTTCCTCCTTCCTGTGTGGTATTTTTATTGAAACGAGCAGTTAGTTCTTCTAACTTTTCTCGCATTTCAATCAATTCTTGTTCGAATTTTTGTTCTATTGTCTGAGTTTCAGTATTTTCAAAACTGCCAATTTTAGCATTCGCACCCGCCATGCCGGGGTTTACTTTCTTACCATCTGGTGTTTTTCCGAGAAGGGTAACACCAGTAAAATGGAATTTCTCAATGTCCAAAACTTTTTCTACTGCATTATATGACAATTCATGAATTGCGATTTCTACAGAGACAGGGCATTCCTTTTCTCGTTCCATAATTTCAACTGCTTTGGAATAATCTCTAAACAAGCAACCGTTTACCTGAACGTAAGTTTTGTCTTTATCTTTGTCATATACAAGTTCGGCATTACAGGATTCGGGAATAATACCCACAGGATATTCGTCATACACTAGTTCGTCATCTTCTAAATGCATTGCATGATTGTAAAATTCATACTGTCCATTAACTTCATGAATATAAGCAAGAATAGGTTTGTTGCAAAAAGTTGGCATAGCATCACGCATAGCTTCTTCGCTAATATTGCTATCATTTAGATTTTTGCCAATATGACAACTCTGTAATTTAACAGGCAATGGCATACTTTCATCATATTCCTGCTCTTCAAATTGCATTGCGCCGTCAACTTTAACAATAATAGGAGAACTATTTTCTGCGCTAAAATGAGCAACTTTTGTTTCTGCAAAATAAGCAGCTAAATCAGACATAGTTTCAATTTGTTTTGCCAATTTTTCCATCCTCCTTTCCTCTAAAATAAAAATCCCTTAGAGAAAAAGGGATTAAAAAGTAAGAGTATTGCTATAAGCAACCTTCATCTTATTAACATCAAAAGTGAGCTGGCGGTCATTCAGAAAGACCGCCATATTCTCATCTTGAGTAATCATTGTAAATCCTAAACGGATTAATTCTTGTTTTGTGTCATTGTCGGACACCTTGATGAATTTTGCATTGTTCATTTAAGATGCCTCCTTAGTTATACTTGGTTTTTGTCTTGATCCTTTGTGCGATCTCCCTCATCTGTCAAATCTCCAACTGACTTTTCTTGTCCGCCGCTTTCTTTGTCACTACCACTCTGCGTATTAGATGACTGTAACACTTTAATCTTATCCTTAAAGTCTAATACTTCATTTTCTAAATACTGCAAACTCAGTGTCTGAAGTTCGCTAAAACCATATAGAGAGTTAAGAGTAATAATGCTTTGGAATCCATATTGCAGATTTTTCTGCATAGATTCAATCATCTCCTGTTTTGTATAAGGAGATACTTCCAACATAACAACTTTTGCAGGTTTGGACACATGATAAGATAGAAATCTATTAATATAAGCCTGTGTCTGAGGTAACAAAGACGCCTGTGCGTACTTCATGTCAGACTTAATAGCACCAGACCACGCAGTAGATCCTGAGATTGTGGAACTGTTTAAAATTTGGGCGCCGCCAGCAGAGTTATATACTGTCTTGGTAGCATTTTCAATTTTATTGACATCAACAGTCTGATCTTCGCCAAAGTTAATAGTATCCAAAGGAATAGGGGAGATAATTGCACCAATATAATCAGGTAATGTCTCAACCATTTTGTTAAAATACTTGATTGCAGTGTCAGGGTCTACAGCAAAATCATCCGAATCATCACTGCCACTAATTAGTGGAATTGTAGCAGAAATCAATTTATAAATTTGTTGTTCATCTGCAACCGCCTGAATGTCTTCCAAATCCGCTAAATTTATCAAACTATTAAACATAGTCATCAGTGGAACAGTAGGAACTTCATGGTCATCGATATTTACCTTAAAACAAACCGCATATTCGTCTGGCATGGGCTGCCATTTTGCTGCGTTGTCGCCGCCGTATGCGTTGTACATTTCTGTAAAAGGAGAACCAAGCCATTCAAGTAGTGGTTGTCTGTTTCTAAAGTATGTCATATCCATACTGAAACCCAAATCACCAGTGTAATAAATAGATGTCACCTTGCACACATCTGGATCTAATGGCAAAATAAAATACCCTGTATCATCGTAAAACGCACATCCAAACGCAACGTCTTCACGCCACGCAATAACATACATTTTAAATAACTCCAGAGTAAGGTTCATATTTTCCAGTACTTGCAATGTCTGATAATAATTCTTTTTAATTTTTTCAGGATCATTGTCCTTTACTAAATCAATCAAAGGAACAACCGCACGAGCTTTAGGGTCAATCATTGTGGCATTAAACCAAATGAGTTTTCTATAAGCACTGCTACGGTAATATAGATATCTACTTAAATTTCTAAGATTTTTTTCATTAGAAATTGGATTTGCCATATATGTACGCAAAGTTTCCTTAGAAAAAGTAGAATATGTACGTGAAACCGATTTAGAAGGGTCTACCAACTGTTTTAATGCATTATTTGCGTTTTCATAGTTGGCTACTGATTTAGCATATTTTTCATACCATTCTTTCATCTCTGCAGATGTACGAGTGGTAGTTTTTGTTGTTTGAGTTTTTGTCTTTGTAGAAGATGCTTTTGACGCATCAGATTTCTTTTGTGCCAAAAATAAGCACCTCCTCAAATTTCATCTTTGAATGCAGAAAATCTACGAGGTTGTCTTAATGGTAGTTTATCTACCAGACTTTGAGTAGATTCTGTTTTGGGTTTTAATTTTAATTCTAGTTGACATGCACACCAGTAGTTATATGCCAAACTAGAATATCTATCTTTTCTCATACCAGCAACTTCCATAACTTTAATATTGCCATTTTTAACTTCGTGTTCTAGTTTAATAAGCTCATAAACAGCCATAGTTGTCTGAACATATGGTAGTTTTAATTTTGCCTGTTCACTTAGTGATAGCTTATTAAAACCTTTAATAATATCTTTGAGTACATCCACACATTCCTGCTCGGAAACAAGTAGATTGATTTTACCGTTAAGAATACCATTACGAAGTAAAATACAAATTTCGTTATTAAAAGAAGCTGTTGCTTTAACAGACCATACAACTTTATTTGCATCACGAACACGACATCTGTCTGCCATATCTTTGTCATTAATACAAGTCATTGCCTTGTATGTCTGTCCTGTTTCCTGATCATACTGGTCTTTTGTGATACTATCATACACACCTAAACCGATTCCATTCGTATCAAGTACTAGATCGGTACAATTATATTTGTAAAAATATCTCATCACAATAATAGCCAATTCGTCAGTCTTCAAACCTTCAAATGTCTCTGCATAAGAAATGTTTGAACTATATGATGTCGCATTTACCTGAACCAAATCATTAATAAAGATGGCAGATGCGTCATTCTTTTTAGATTTTGTTGTCTGCATTAACGCAACGTCCACAGACAATATACGTTTACCAGCAGTCGGTACTTTTGGAACTGGATTTTTATCCGTGTAATAATCTAGCGGCAGCAAAGTTTTCTTTAATTTTCTACGTTTTTCAACGTCATCATATTTAAACAAACTACCGTCTGTATCACCAAACCACAAACATTCCATTTCCATTTTTTGAACAAGTTCGTTAAAATCAAGTTCGCTCATTTCATCCTCAATTTGTTCTCTGGAGAGTAAACCCTCTTTAACACTTACTTGATATGGTAAACCACAAATAAAATACTTTTTCTTATCATCAAAGAAGTTCAAAGTATAACTTTGTGCCTTTTTATATGCCCAAGAACTTTTAAACCACGCACTAGACATATAAATTTCTTTGTTACGTTCCTGAAGATGAGCGTATTCAGGTTTGTTTAGATATTTAGGTTGTCTAGGAGAAGTTAAGAATTTTCTGAGAACTGTGTTTAGAACGGTTTCATCTACCATCCTGAATTCGTCGATTACTATGATATTCGCTCTGGCAGAGCGGCTGTTCTCGGAACTTGTTCTAGTTTTAATCCACGATCCATTTTTAAAGTAAATAGAGGCATCATTCTGACCAATGCTTACTTTTTCAATTTCGGTTCGTAAAATAGGGGAGTTTATCATAAAGTCGTCTTGAATTTTTAACAAGACTTCGTTCGCCTGTTTTAATGTACCAGAACTAACTACAATTTTAGTTCCGGGATAAAGAATGCAACGAACACAACAGAATAATGCTGTAAGGTAGGTTTTGCCTTGTCCACGCGCAGCAAGATACATCAAATAATTATAATGCATCATCGCCCACAGCAAAATTTGTTGAAATACTTTTAAATGTAACCCAAGAACTTCAGAAACAAACCTTTGCGGGTTAGCCCTGTAATATGACGCCCGGAACGCAATCATATTCATAAACTTTTGCTCCTTGGCTTGTTCAATCTCTTTTTGGGTTTTTACGGGAGCCGCCATAGGACATCACTCCTCGTCCATTTTTTTACCGAAGATTCTGTCAAACATCACTTCGGAATCTGTGTCAGCCTCATATTCAGGTTTAGTTACCGTATACTTAGCCATAAACGCATCGTACAATCTGGAAAATGCATTTTTGATATCCATCATCTTAGATAGATGTCCTTTAAAGAACACATCTATGTACAAACCAATCTTGTCAACATCTTTGAATTCTTCGGACGGTTCCGGGATTGGCTGTTCGTTTTCCCATTTGTCAATCAATTGACCAAATGTCAGATTGTCTGCGAGTGCGTTATTATTATTCTGAGATGTTGACAAG